GTGAACAATATAATTTTGTCACGGTTTCTGCTTACTTCAAAACTCTGGGTATAAATTATACCCCTGCGAACAAAGAAGCCTTGGCTCCCCCACCTTATGTGGAGGTGTGTGAGTTGATGTTTCTTAAGATGCGTACGCGTGATATGGGTCACGAGCAGCGGTTCCCGGGATTGACTTATGGGCCGGTACCAGATTATGAAGATCTGTTACCTACCTTGAAGTATATCTCGCGGACCCTTGCGCCAATGGAAGCGTTGGTTAATAATATGAATGATGTGTTGAAGCGTGCTTGGTGCTGGGATCGGAACAAATGGGAAGCCTTTCGTGAGAGTCTTAAAGGAGAACTCGAGGCTGTTCAGATTCGAAGCACGCTTATTTCTTGGAATGGTTGTTGGGCCATGTGGAAAGCTGGTGATATTTCGGGTGAGTTGGATACTACGGATGTGTTGTATGACTTTGTGGAGTGGTCTCCACGTCCGAAGCAGAAAGATCCTCGTGGGAATGCAATGTATAATGTCATTGTTCCTGTGGGGAGATTTACCCAAGCAATTGGTCGTATACCGCCAGGTGGTTCGGTTATTCAGATGGAGGTTTCTGGGGATCCGATGGCGGCTGATCCTTTAGTGGATCCTGAGGTTAAGGCCCCAGTGACTGAGTTGTTGCCAGCTACAGGAACAAGACCCACTGTGAAGCAGATTAGTGATGTCAATATGGTAGATCTTATTAAAAGATTTGCTCTTCGATATCATAATTCCCTTCCCAGTGAGTGGTTTGTTCATGATCCTTTTGTGTGTTCACCGGGTTCTGGCTTTAAGTCAGGATGGATGTGTTATTTCGCTCAGTTATATAGATACTGGTGGGGAGATACGCGTTATATCCTGTCTGGTGGGTCAAATGATACTGCTTGGTTGGCATATGTGACGGAAGCACTTGGTGATCAACAACTTACAACAGATGAGCTCTTTACTGGGGCTGCTCCGATTGCTGGAGTAGCCGGTGGAGGGCCTGCTACCATTAGGTCTCAGCCAGACATTAATGGTAAATATGTTTTCC